TGGATCTACAGGTGCATTAACTAATAATTCTACACACAATGGATTTACTATTACTTGTGAAACCCAAGTATCAAATGCTTGTGGTCAAGCCTTTAGTGGAGAGTTAGAAGCATCACATGACATGACAGTTAAAGCTACTGGAAGTTTAGTTGGTATAACAGGAACAAGCACTCCAGATGGAGTTAGTCATACATCAACTCAATTAAAACTTAATGGTGGAATAAATTTAAGCAGTTCTATATCAGTACAAAACTGTGAATGGAGTGGTTCTAATTATCAATGTGGTAATTCTGTAGGTGTTGTTGATTCTTATACTATTATTATGAAAGTTTTAGATGCAGATGAAAATGTATTAGCTTCATCTACTCAAATAAGAACAACAGATGCTGGTTACAATTCTAATGCACGCATTTGACGATAGCTTACATTATAACGGAGTTCATGCTAATAAATATGAATGGTCTTGGACAGGAGTTGATGGATCAGAAAGTACATCATCAGCTTTAAGAGGGCCAAATTTATTAGGAGCTGAAATGGCTTTAGATTTTCCTGTAGAAGATTACGAACCTTTATCTGCACAAGAAATTAAAGATATGAACGAAGGTTTAGGTACAGCAAACCTTAATGAGTCTGAAATATGGAATGTTATATCTGGACTTGAAGAAAGTATTAGTGAAAAATTAAACATAGAAACTGGTGGTAAAGTAACAAGTGTAGAGCTTACAGAGAATTTTGAAATTGTAGTTACAACATCTAAATCAGCAACTATTAAAGAAACTGCTAAAGTAGAAGAAGTTGTTCAAGTAATGAATAAAACTAAAGCAGTTGAAACATTAAAGAAAGAAGTTATTGCTGAAGTTATTAAAGAGACTAAGAAAGAAACTATTAAAGTAGCAGCAAAGAATGAAGAAAAAGAAACTAAAGAAGAAGAATCCAATAGCGAAGTTGTTACAACATCTATTGTTCAGAAGTCAAAAAATACCAAACAAAAAAAAGTACAATCGGAAAAAACTGTTAAGCCTAAATTAAAAGTAATTATGGCAAAGATAGATGATAAAGTTAAAGATCCTGTAAAGAATTTAGAACTTAAAAATTTAGTTAAAATAGATGCTATGACACAAGATCAAGTATCTTTATCTGTTTACAATGTACCTTTTTATAAACCAAGAGATATATACTTAGATCAACTTAATATAATTGATAATAGATTAATATATAATGGAATACAGTTAGTTAGTTATATAGCTAATGATAGTATAGGAATTAAAGAAAGAACATTGCAAGAACTAAACATAAACAAACAGAGAATATTAATAGAACTTAGGGAGTTGAAGAATGGTTAAAGATATTAAAAGTAATCTAACAAACATTGTAGTTATTATTGGACTTATAGGAAGTATAGGTGCAGGATTTATAAAATATGGAGAAGTTATGACTAAAATAGATGTATTAGAGAACGCATCTAAAACAGTTGATATAAGTTATGCTTCAGAAATAGCTGTATTGGAAGAAAAAGTTAAAGCTTTAGAAGAATCTAACACAGGTGAAATTGACGAATCTTTAGGTAGATTAGATATAAAAGCATCAATTAATTCCAAAGAAATAGAGTTATTGAAAGTACAGCTAAAAGAATTAAAAATATCCACATCAAATCCATTATCTCAATAGTCTCTTTCTATTATCATTTCGATAAAGTGTATTGCTTTAAGTAAATCATCTTTACCACCTTTGTCCTGGTGCCTAATAATATACTTAATTGCACATCCTTCTGGGAATAGAAGTTTGTTTTCTACTACAAATTTGCTTGGTTGAATTTTATACTTTTGGTAGTGATCACCACCTATTTGTTTATTATAAGCTTTACTCATTGAATGTTAACCTAAACTTTCCTTTATGTTTATACTCTTTACGTGGTTTATTTAATACTTTGTATTGATCTTCTGTTAATACATATGTATTTAGTTTCATTGCAGCAGTAAATTTTTTACAAGCTATACCAGAATCTATATCTGCCCAAGAACATATAGTTTTAAAATCTACTGAATTACCTATAAGCCAATCAATAGCATTACGTTTATCTGTAATATAATATTTATTTAAACCATCATACATAGCATCATGTAATGCTTGATTTATAATAGATCTAAATAAGATTAGCTCAGGGCTTTTCATCTATAACTTCATACGTCATTCGTTGATCAATTGTTTCAACTTGTTCCCAGCTTAAAGTTTTAGAGTCTATTGAGTTAATTATTTTTATTGCTTCTTCTTCTGATTTCGCACTAATAACAATTTCAGTATAAGCAGGAAGTATAACCCATTTCTTAAACTTATAAATCATATATTATTTTTACGTCTACTCGCTTCTAATGTTCTAAAGAGATCTATAATAAGACCTTCTTTATCACGTTTGTTTTCTAATGTAGATGCTTTTACTTCAGCACTAAATATTTCATCTACTGCAGTTTTATAAATTGTACTAGCATAATAAGATTGTTCTTTTGCAGATATACTTTTATCTTCTNTGTTACCTGTTATGTGTAATGCTTTTTTACGTTTAAGTAATCTNTCAAGATACTTTACATTAGCATTTGCTTCTGCATTAGTTTCATCTGTTTCAGCTAAAAAACTTAATGCTTTTTCTAATCGTTGTTCACTAATCATTTTTCTCCTTTACTGGTTTACAATACGTTAACATAACTTGATATTCTTTGGTATTTATTTTATAAAATATTCCTANGNNTTGAGTATCTTTGTAATATANNTTTTCTTCTACATATTCTTCACAAGTTTTGTAATCTATAAACTTTTCTTTAAGAANATATTTCATTGTTAATTTTGCAGGATCTATTTCTGTTGGGATAATTAACATCATTAATAATTCAATCATAAATTCCTTATAAATAAAAAGGCACTACTACATGGGTCTTTAACCACTTTGTAGCAATGCCTAGTTTTCTAACTCGAGGGAGATAAGAAATTGTTAAAATGGTGCATCGTCTTTTAGTATTTCTTCAACACTATTAGCTTTTGCTTCCAATATTTTTCTGACGTAATTATCAATTTGTTGAAATTCTGAATCAGTTGGTATTTTACCACCTGACATATAAGATGCTATAAGATTACTCATAGTTAATCTATATTTTTCAGAAAATTGGTCCGACATATTTCTAACAGCTTGAACTCCAGTAGCACTTACCATATTAGATGTAGGTGCAGCAGATTGTTCACTTAGACATTCTATTCTAGATGCTGTTTGATATTGTTTGCCTGTCTTACTTGTCCTAACTGGTTGAGCATCAATTTTTAGTCTTGCTCCTGTAGGCCATCTTTGAGAGCCTAGAGCTTCACCATAAATTGTCATGTCTGTTCCATTATCTTTTGTAACGTAGACAGTCACTTGACCATCATCTTTCTCAAATGCTTTTTTAAATGAGCATTCAAATGTTTCGTGTTCCATGTTTGTTCTCCTATTTATTTGTTTTATTATTTGTCCTATTTTCTGCATCAACTCTTATAGCCTATTTAAAAGCTTCTTGCCAAACGTTTTTTGCATATATTCTAGATGGTTCATTATCTGATTTTCCCCATCTAAAATTGTCCATAGTTAACGGAAACATTTTAACTATATCTTCCTTATCTTTAGCTATTTTAATAATATGTTCTATATGTTTCATAGCTTGTATAATGACCTCTAAATGTCCCTCTCTACCTTCCATATCTACGCTGTGAACGTCCTTGTAAGAACAATACAGTAGAGCTGTCGGTTTATTGAAAAGGTCTTTGTAAAGGGCTTGTTGACGCAAATCAGCGTCTTTTGGGTACCACCTGCTATCTACAGCACCAGATTTTAGTCTTTTTATGTATGCAGTAGCCTTAGTATCTATGATTACATCGTCAAATTCAAAATCTGTTTTGCCGATAACATCATATTCTAAGCCATATTTATCACCTGGTATTTGTAATGATTTTTGATAAGAAATAACTTTTCCAAATTGTGGAAGTTCCTTAACAAATTGATTAGCAATTATACCAGACCAAAGGCATTCATCGTCAGTTTCATTACCTTTTAGTTCTATGTATTTGGATTTTGCATAATCTATGATAACTTCTTCATCAGTGATTTGATTTTGCAAAGCGTGTTCAGCAGTTTCCTCTGCTACACTACCCATTATCATTCGTGCATTGGGTTGTGAATCAAAATCATATAAATTATTGATAATCCAATGTGGTGGACTATCTATAAAACTATTAGTTTTTGAAGCACTATGTCTATATTCAATCTTCATGTTTATCTCCTTATGGTTATTAATGTTCAAAAGTATTGTAGTATATCTTATAGTGTATCTCTTGATACATTAAAAGGTAAAAAAATTGTTAAAAATAGTAAAGATTATAAAATATATAATTTAAGTATTTTAATTTCATGGCTATTGCACCCTACACAAGTGTATGGGTGTAAGAGCACTATTGCTCGATTACATAATTGTAACAAAAACAGAGTTTTTAGATTAAACAAATTATACAATAAGAATAAAAATTTTAAATCTTTCGTTGATAAAGCTATAGAAAATTATAAAATATCTTATGCGTCTCATTGAAAAACCTGAGCTTATTTCTACTATTTTAGACAAGCGTAAAGTATGGCTAAATATTAGAGAATCTCGTCTTATGTATATGTTTCATCGTAAGCTCATATCTATTGAAGAATATGAAGCTGGATCTCGTTATCGTCTTATGTGCGAACTTCAAGGTGGTGGTACAGGCAATGTTCTAAAAGAACGAATTGATGGTACCAACAAAGATTTTATAGCATCTGCTATTGGTGCTGCACTCGCAGTTAAAGAAGTTGATGACGAACTTGGTAAAAGAGTTTCTAAAATTATGAAGTTGTTTTGTCATTATAATTTTGGTATCATTGAGATAGCATATCATTTAAGTATGTCAGAACGCAGAGCATCTAACCAAGTACACGAAGGGCTATCAGATTTAGCAATATATTATGGCTACAAAAAAGTGCACAATACTATCAGAGGACAAGGTACAAAGAATCAAGGACAAAGAGTACCTAAAATGGGTAGCTTCTAATCCATGTATTTTATGTCAAAATACTCAGTCACAAGCTCACCATGTAACTTTTGCTATGCCTAGAGGTTTCTCACAGAAAGTTGGAGATCAATTTACTGTTCCTCTTTGTTATAAGCATCATCATTTATTACATACTAATGGTATGAGTGAAAAAGACTTTTGGAGTAAATTAGACATAGATGCTGTTGATATATGCTCTAAATTCTATAGTCATTACCACGATATGTGGAAAAATAAGAACTTTTTTTACGATGATTCTATGTTATGGCGTATTGTTTATGATAAACTTGTACCTAAGATACAAAATAACATTGATTTTCTACTGCAACCCAAATAACTAATAAGGATATCCTCGCCAGAGGTACGTAAATATGACAAAAATATTAAAGTTTCCTAAAGGCAAAGTTCAATATTCTGAACATTTCTTAGATGGTGTTAAACCAGATGCTATTGGTAATTTTATTAAAAGACAAAATCCCAATATGTCTATAAGAGCTGCAGACGCAATGGCTCTTGCAATTATTTACAGCACATATCTTAAGTTAGTTTTTGACGAAGAAGGACAAATTGTTCCTTCAGACATCATGGATGCATTAGATCAAGATGATCCTTCAACTTTTATATGGGCTTCCAATGGTAAAGAAACGTTACACTAAAAAAAAGAAAACTTTATTTTCTTCGGATCCTAATTCCCTACCTTATGACAAATATAGAGTGGAGTGGGTTGACTGTATAAGTGATTCAAGTTGGGCTGACGAAAAACAATTTAAAAATATGAAACTTGCTAACCCAGTTAACGAGGGTTGGTTGTTTTCTAAAGATAAACATTCTGTTAAAGTTTTTGCTGCATATGATAAAGAAGAAGATGGTTCTTATACATATGGAGATCGTACTATGATTCCTACATCTTGGATTGTA